GTGCCCCAGTACTGTAGGATCCAACGCGGAGTGAGATTGGGCATGCCCAATCTGGCAGCCCACCAGATGTCCACTTGTTCTCGCCAGGCACGAGCTTCTGGCGTGCGGCCTTCGATCAGCTCACGATCCCAACCAAACACCGCGCTTACCGCGTCTTTGAGCGTGTTGGCAAAGCTGTCTCTACGAAACCCATGAAAACCTACCAAATAGTCCGCCGCGGTATCTTTACCGCTGCCTATCAATCCGCATATTCCTATGATCATAAAAAAGCCTCTGGTTATAGAGGCTAGTTTACAAAAAATTACGAACAATGTCAAACCCCGTACTTGTTCTTTTTCTTTTTCGCCACAGGACTTTGTTTGTGGGTATCAGACAGCTCCATGCTGCGCATGTTGTTTTTGTTTAGGTCTTTATAATTGGCCCCCACTGCCTTGTAGCTTTGTTTGAGCATGTCTGCTTCTTCTTGCGTGTAAGGGTGTGCGGTATGCTTTTTGCCATAAAAACTCTTGGGATCCATGTCAATCAGCTGGCCCTTTCCATCAGCACAGGCCAGAGCCAGACCCAATCGATAGTGAGTGTAATCGGTGCTGGTACGCTCACCGTCGCTGAAAGTGTGCAATCCGGTGCTGGATTCTTTGTATTCGTCGGGGATCGCCCCGCTACGAACTTCGTTGATGATTTCTCTAATTTTCATGTTATTTCTTAGCGGTTTTGGCCGCGTCTTTCCAGGCTTGAGCTGTGGGTGCCTTGGGATGGTCCTTGCTACGGCTAGTGCCTGCTTTCTTGCGTTTGTTCACGTAGTAATAGAGGCCTTTCTTTTCAGCTTCTTGTAAGGCACCGGTGATTATGTCGTTTATTTTCATGATTATCCAATCACCCAGGTATAAGGTTGGCTGCCGTCAATGAATCTCTTGATCTCGTCCTCAAGTGCTTCCATCTCGGCCTTGGCCTCTTGCTTGAGAGCGGCACCATTCAACTGTGTGCCACCTTGAGGGCCGGCAATGGTAGCAAACTTTTCTCGAGCTTGTCCCAACATCTCTTTGGCCATGGCCAAGGCATAGTCTTGTACCCAAGGAAAAATCCTGTCATCATTGAGTATCATGCTGTCGGGTTTTTTGTTATAGATCCAAAGCAACACAGTTTCGGCCGGATCTTCGTTTCCAGGAGCATAGATATTGGTTCGGTTGAGTTCAAAACCTGTGACGCTGGCTGCACCCAGCACCGATTTGGCCTCGACCGTGAACACTGTTCCGCCATTGCTTACCGTCAACACTTCATAGGTATTGTTGTATCCTGTGACAGGACAATTGATGATGCCCACAGTACTACCTACCGTGACCACATCCCATGGATCATGCATTTCAAAAGTTATAGTGCTGCCTATCGAGGTACCAGTGGCTGTAAGCGTTTTCATGCGCTTGTAATTGTTGCCGGTGTTGGGCATCTTGCGCACTATGGTCAATTTTTTAGTAACTGGATTCCAGGTAAAATTCATGTAGCCGCCAAACATGCGCATGGCCAGTTCTTGATACTGGCTGAACAATTCATAGTTGGTTAGACCACCCACTCGTCCTGCTACCAGCATGTAGGTGTTGAGGTATCCACTGGCAAAAGGTTCAAATTGACTGGCAGTGGTACCTGTCACCGAGCCAATGCCTCGTCTGAACACTTGACGAACTGTCATGACTTCGTTGGGCAGTATGTATTCTTGTGTTTCAGGCAGCAGTTCTAGAAACGCATAGCTTTCTTCTTCACTGTTGCCGGCCCGTTGTCTATATCGAGCCAGGGCCTTGTCAATTGCGGTTTTATAGTGTGCGGGATCCAGCTCCACGTCTACCATACCATCACCCAAGCGGAGCCGTATGTAATCTTCGATTTCTTTGCGCTTGACAGACGTTGATGTGAGAGTTGAATCGTCGTAGGCGATAGGACCCGGACCGCCCAGGCTGTCTACTGTGAGCGCCTGCCTGCCATTTAATCCTGTTTTGAGTGTGGCCATAAAAAATCCCCGTATGCTGTATTTAGCACACGGGGACTACCACAGCCCGGGTTAGGCCACACGCAACAGAACTACGTCTTCGTTCAATCTGCCATTGAGCCGTGTTTCTGTGGCTTTGATGCTGTCAAGGAACTTGCGCAACTGTACCTTGCTTGCCTTCATGAACTCTTTGAGCTGTTGATCAGGCTTGCGCAGGGTTTTGCTCACGCTCTTGGCTTCATCAAATCCAACGATGCTGGTACCTTTTACCCCCAACGTGCCAGCATATTGATCAGGTATGTATTTGCCCAGCTTGCGAGTTTTGGCATTGTAAACCCACAGTTCTTGGGCGCCAATGATGTCCACCGGGTTTACACTGACCAATTTGAGCTCGGTATTTTCTTTGCAATACTTGACCTTGCTAACCAATTTTTCCTTGCTCGGGCTCTTCTTCACTCGAGCTTTTTTGGTAGCTTTCTTCACTCCACGATACTGCTCGATGGCTTCAAGCAATCCATCGATCCAACTGTAACGTGCTTTGAAGTCAGCTGCCTTGAGATGACGATATCCTTCTGTCACCTGCTCATCTGTGCGGCTCTGTGCCAGCACAAGCTCGGCGCGGCGTTCGGCATACACTTGTTCGATCTTGCCCAACTGTGCCTGCGGAACATTTTGGCTGACCAAGAAGTCGTAAAATTTAATCGTTGCCAGCTCGTCGTAATGCCCTTCCAGTTCACCAATGGTGGCCGAAGTTTTTTCATTCAGTCGATCCTGTATGGTGGGCACCTTGACCACTGGCTTGGTGACCTCTTCGCTGGCATCCACTTCACCTTCGTTGTAAAAATCGTACTTCTCGCACACGTCTCTGACTGCGGTTTCAAGATACTTCAGTGCGCGAGATTTGAGCGGCATGCCCGCCCGATGTGCGGCGATAAGGCTGCAGGCAGTGATTGGCACCCAGCGACTCTTGATCACCTTGCTGAGATCCTGCTTGGTTACTTTGAAGTCAGTCTGCTCGCCCAGCCACTTGCAGAAATCTGGTTTGAGATCCTTGACCGTAAAGTGATAATTGTAGTAGAAAAAACTGCGGCGCAGATGATGATCAAATTCATCATCTGGCATGGCCAGAGCACGTTCAGTGTCCCACTTGGGTTCGGTGCCGGTGTATTTTTCATCTGCTAGATGTATGCGCCGGGTCACGGGTTTTTTCTTGGGTACTTTGATGCCTGTTATGATTTTTGTTGCTTTTTTTGCAACAGGCTTGCTCTTGCTTGCTGTGGCCATGCTTGTGCTCCTTGAGTTTTGATTACTCTGTAATTATACGATAAAATGGATTTGGTGTCAACCGTGTTGCAAATGTGCTAACATGAGCCATTTTTCAAAGTCATCGATGGATTGGTTTATGCGTTCCAACAACTCATGATGTTTCAAGCTGGTGTCTTTTCGGTTCCTGCGCAGTTCCACTTCCTCGTTGGCCAATTTCTGCACCATGCCTTCTATGGCCCCGATCATGCGAGCCAGATCCTTGCGGCAGGCTGCTGGAGCCGAGTGCATTTTTCCACGGAATTCGAAGGATACCGGATCCCAATCTAGACTGTTTTTAACTCGCATGCCCATATTGTAACACCGTTTGTGGCTAAAGTCAATCTAGATAAATATCACAAAAGGGGTCCAAAATGCCGCGTTTGAGCCTTTGGCGCGAGAATCATGGTAATGATTACAAATATATAGATCGCAGAATCAGCGAAATGTTCACCATTGGCGGTACTGGCATCTACATCCACAAATATCTAGGTACTACAAACAACAATAACGAGCAAGACGCCACTCGTCCCAGCTACCAAAATCAGAGCGAATTAAACATCCAGGATCTGTTGTTTTTAGAGAACCGAGATAGAAAATACGATTCGGATATCTACGAACTACGAGGGATATATCAAGTAACTGATCAAGACTTTGATCTCAAGCAGTTTGGTATTTTTCTGTCCATGGGCACCACATTCATGACTTTTCATCTCAACGACATGGTGGAAACCTTAGGAAGAAAAATCATGGCAGGCGATGTGCTTGAACTGATCCATCTCAAAGATTTTCACAATCTTGACACTTCTGTGCCATATGCGCTCAAACGATACTACGTGGTATCTGAAGCCACTAGAGCCGCCGAAGGATTCAGTCCCACCTGGTGGCCGCACCTGTGGCGTGTGAAACTTCAACCCTTGGTTGATAGCCAAGAATACAAGGACATCCTGGACAAGATTTCCGCAGACAGCGATCCGTTCACAGCCAATGCCAATGTCAGTCCATTGGGCAATGTCATCAGCACCATGAACAAGTATCTCAGCATCAACAGTGCCATTATCGAGCAGGCCGAGATAGAAGTACCCAAGAGTGGCTATGATACTAGTAAATTCTACACCGTGCCAGCTGAAAACGGCCATTTACAGGATCCAGATGGCACCAATGTAGCAGACAATGTGCAAGTGGCTACCGACAGCATCACTGCTGATTCTGGCACCGCTTCTCCTATAGCCAAGATACAAGGCTATCTTACCGGCGACGGTACAGCTCCTAATGGACTGAGCGTGAGCATGGGTGTGGCATTCCCACAGCAGCCTCTACGAGGCGACTATTTCTTGAGGCTGGACTTTGTGCCCAATCGGCTGTTCCGTTACGACGGTCGACGTTGGATCAAGATCGAAGACGATGTACGAAGCGATCTCACTCCAGGATCACCTGACAACAAAACACAACGTAATATTTTTGTTAACAACACAGGCACATACACCGACATGCAGGGCAATGTACATCCGCAACGACAGAGCTTGAGCAAGGCGCTAAGGCCGGAGGCAGATAACTAATGGCTGTTCAATTTTTTTACGACAATCAGGTACGCAGATTCCTGTTACAATTCACTCGGCTGATCAGCAACTTTCAGGTACAATTTAGTGTTACCGACAGTGCTACTGGTAAATTGGCCTTACAGACCATACCAGTTTATTATGGCGACGGCAGCAGGCAGGCTGCCCTTATATTACGGGGTAACAGCGAGAACACTCTTAATGCTGTTCCGGCCATGGCCTTCTATATCAGTGCTTTGCAGTACGATCGAGCTCGAGTGCAAGACCCCAGTTTTGTTGGCAAGATGAACATACGCGAACGCAAATATGATCCAGCCACCGGAATGCAAACACACGAACAAGGGGATACCTATACCGTAGAACGTCCCATGCCGGTTCCTTATCTCATGACACTTAAACTAGATATCTGGACCAGTAATACCGAACAAAAATTACAAATCTTTGAACAGATCGTTACCTTGTTCAACCCAGCTTTGGAAATACAAAGCACAGACAATTACATCGACTGGACCAGTTTGAGCTATGTGTTATTGACAGATGTGCAGTGGACCAGCCGTACTGTGCCCATGGGTGCCGACGACAGCATAGATGTGTCTACCTTTACTTTTGAATTACCTATTTTTATCTCTCCGCCAGCCAAGGTCACTCACATGAACGTGATACAAAAAGTGATCGGCAGCGTTTACGATTCCACTGGACAGCTAGATAAAGAAGTGTTTGACGACAACAAACTGCTGATACGTAGAAGTCTCACAGTATTAGGCTACGGGGTAGTGCTGACCGGCAATAGAGTAAAATTAGTGAACAAAAACGAAGGTGTAAAGTTTGACGATTTGACTGGTACCGAAGTCTACGATTCCGGTAAAGATGTGTGGCAGAACTTGATCAATCAGTATGGTCAGCTGGTGGGTGGCACCAGCCAACTCAGACTAGAAATGGACAACGGAGCAGAGCTTATCGGAACCGTGGCGTTTGATCCCACTGACGAAACGCAACTGTTGTTTAACGTGCTATCCGATACTATTCCTACCAACACCATTCCGGCAATCAATGCCATAATTGATCCTTTCAAGGGCAATGTGATTGATCTTTTGTATGACAGTTCGGGTAACTACCAAGTGGCTGCAGGCACTAGATATCTCGTGCTGGATCAAATCGGCAACATTGCATCCACCGAATTTGCCAAGGCCTGGGCACCCAATGGCGTGCCGGTTGTGGCCGCTGCGAATGATATTATACAATATGACGGTACACGATGGTTTGTGAGCTTTAACAGTTCTGACGTTCAAACTGTCCAATACGTGACCAACACCAACACAGGTATCCAATATCGTTGGACTGGAGATCTGTGGGTTAAAAGTTACGAAGGACTTTATCGAGAGGCATCATGGAGACTGGTTCTATAGAAAGCTGTGGAGCATTCATTTATTGCAGGACCACCAACAGGTATCTTTTTCTCCTGCGAGCTTCGCATAAAAATCAACACAGCTGGGGGTTGGTAGGCGGTAAGCTGGAAGGCGATGAATCCATAGTGCAAGCCCTCAATCGAGAAATACTAGAAGAACTAGGCGGCGAAATCCTAGACGCCAAGCTGCGGCCCATCGAAAAATTTACCAGCGAAAATCAAAAATTCCAATATCACACATTCATGATTGTTGTAGACAATGAATTTGTTCCTGCGCTCAATCATGAGCATGTGGGTTTTTGTTGGGTGCCTTTAGAAAACTATCCTAGACCTTTGCATCCGGGAGTGTGGCGTACTTTCAAATTTGATGCTGTGATCAACAAAATAAAAACTGTCGAGCAGTTGGTCAAGTGACTCCAATGTCTGCTTCGATAACATATGATTGAAAGTGTATCTGACGAAAATTAGACAGGCGGCGCCAGCTGGAAGGACATGCGTAGTTGGGTGTTGATGTCACTCGCACAAACTCTACTTCGTTGTACAAGCTCATGATTTTTTCCATGGCCATGATCCAATAGTCGTCGCTGTAGTTGTGATCAGCCGGAGCGTAGCCTCTTGTACCTGCATAAACATTATTGTTGTAGTACTCGCCTGCATTGTTATCAAATCCCAACAGATAGATTTTTTCATGTCCATCGAAGCAGGCTAGATAAGCAGCGATGGTTCCTGCATTGCTCACAAAATCTTGAGGTATGAGATAAAATTTATTTGGATACTTTAATATCTTGTCGCTGTTGGCATATACGATATGTCTGTCGCAATACCCACTGTGTGCGATTTCATGACAGATTTCGTTACCTACAGCCACTAGAAACGTTGGCTCAAAGTCTCTATAAAATGCATTGCATCCATAGGTTTGCATGCTTTTGGCACCTAGCCTACCGCTTAGGTGTTTGATTAAAAGGCCAATTGGGAAATTTTTTCTGGTGAGTCCATTGCCGATTACTGTGGCAATTTTTGAAATATGATTGTTTGCTACTGCTGTCGGAACCCACTCGGTCTTGTAAGACCACTCGTTTTGATTAACTGCCGCTTCGGTGGTGATTCTTTCACCACCGTAATTGGCTCGATAGATTTTGTTTAGGTGTTGCAAAGATCATACCCCAAACACAATCCCTACGCTGTCAACATAGCTCTTAGGCACGATTGAATTTGCTGTAAAATTTGAAGCAGGCGCAACTGAGTATGTTAGTGTGCCGCCAATGATCACATTATCTGCGTTCAAGTTACCTGTAAACACCGGGCTGAGAAGAGTTTTGTTCGTTAAAGTCTGACTACCAGTACGAGTAACCAACTCGGTGATACCGCCGGCGGTGGAACCATCATGAATAATGAGGGTGTCTTTATCTGTGTCGAGCGTGACCTCGCCTAGCGCACCAGTAAAAGAACTGTGCTGTGCGGTGGTACCTCTACGAAATTGTACTTGTGTTGCTGGCATTTTATGCTATGCTCCCATAATCTCTAATTAATCCAACTGGATTGACGATCAATCCATAATCGGCCGAAAAATTGTCAGTGGTCACTTGCGCACCGTTTACTGTAACTTGACCTTTGAAGTCAAAGTCATTTGGCGTCATCCATACTCCATCATAGATACTGATGTTTCCATATACACCGTTGTATCCAATACTGATACCGCCACCACGTGCTGCTGTGGAATTGATGGCGTTATTAGCCAGAGTGATGTTTTTATCGTTGGTCGTTATTTCTGTGGTTGCAACCGTGGTAGTATTACCTGCCACATACAAGTTACCAATAACATACACATCGCTCAATGCACTGACTAGGCCGCCCACGTTCAAACGTCCTACAACTCCTGCGCCACCTGTAACAACCAGAGCGCCTGTTGTTGGACTCAAACTGCTTGCCCCAGCAATGGTTACATTGCTGATCTGAGTAGCTTGACGTGTCCAAGTTCCGTAAGTGGAATTATAGGTATACAGAATGTTGTTTACTGTAGCCTGTTGTCCATTGACCGGGGATGATGGAAATGCCATTTTTCGTTGCCTTTTATTTGTTCAAAGTATTTATGCTTGATCCCAAATTACCATGGATACAGACCTGCTCTGTGCCAGGTATTTGGAGCTACGCATACATACAACCAGGACCCGTCCCAGGTTATTTCGCCCACTTGCCCTGGGCTGGATGGGCTAGCTGGACTTTGGCTCTGGGTGATACGGAATCTGGGCACTTTTAATGACCCAGTCACTTGATCGTAACTGAAATTGGCATTGGCTCCAAAAGTACCGTTGTCATTGTACTGCACTTCTCCGTCACCACCGCCGATGTCAGCTTCGGGCAGTATGGCCCTCAACGGTGTACTGAAAAAGTCCACCCAATATTCACTGGTTCCGTCATTTATGTAACGATAAAGTATGTCTGTGCCGGTTTGATACCACATGTCTCCTGGCGTAGGATCGGCAGGAGGAGTAGCACTAGTAGTGGTCCTCAGACCATTTTCGCCATAAACCAAGTTGCCAGTTACAGTAAAATCAGTAAAACTGATGTTAGGCGTGAAGCCGATAGTAATAGAGTTTCCGGAAACCGTGGTTTGAATCTGATTGGGTACTCCGATTACCACTAGAGTGTCGCCACCGGATATAGTGCTAGAACCAATATTCCCTTGCAATCCAAACGTGGTGCTTACAGTGTTGCTGGTAATGCTGGTGATCCGACCATAGTCATCGACCACCACAGTAGGAATGCTCGTGGCGCTGCCATAGTTTCCAGGTGTTACACCAGTTTTGGTCAAATCTAATCCAACATTGAAACCGTTGCTGAGATTGGCTGTTATGTTGGTTGTGTTCGCCAGAGTAGTGGTGATGTACGGAGTACCATTGGCATACTTAAATGCACCAGTCACGCTCACATCTCCGAGCACAGAGATGTTGCCTATTACATTCAAATCGCCTAGATTATCATAACTGGCTGTGACGTTTGCCACAGAGGCGCTGGTTAGGTCCACCCAATAATTATTAGTACCGTCATTGATGTATTCATATACCACATCAGTATCGGTCTTGTACCA